CCAGGAACGAGGATATCCGCTCACTTTCGCGAATTACCGAACACCATACTTTCTAAGCCATGCTTTCGCTACGCGATTGACGCGCTTAACATAGTTGAACTTTGATTTTCTTGTTTCAGCTGTGGTATCATTGGAATAGTGGGTGCCGAAATGCAAATTTCTACGCATTCGACGAACTATTGAGCTGATGTCATCGTTCCCATATCCAATTATTTCATGACCATCAGAGGTCCTTATATAACTAGAATTGAGATAATCAACAAGCTTATTTAAGCGTTGCTGTACCTCAGGAAAGCGACTAATAGCACAGTCTTTTAACAGGCTTTGCCGACGAAGTCCTTCAAGCAAGTTTTGTCCATCTTTCGATATCAGAGGTCTTGTATGAGCCGGCCCAAACCGATGTGGTTTGAGCGTTGACCGTCCACTACGTGATATACGACGAGAGCTAGGTCTAGCATGTGTACTCGTTGAGTACATAGAAGCCAGCACCTGGTGATAACGGTGTGTAGCAAATTTTTGATACACCCATAACTCCGACCATTCCGTTGGATTTAATAGAGAAGGTTCTAATAATTCTTCGATATCCAAATGTTCAAATGGATTCGATTCCAAACTCGTTGAAAATTCTGAGAGTTCATCTTCCGATGAACAGAGAACGCTCGCTGCCCTCTTTACGATACGTTTTATTGTACCGTTATCCTTTGCGCTTGGATTATTTTCATTATCCACGATGAGTTCGAGACCGTCCAATCCATACTGCCTAAGCGGTCCAAAAGGATCATCTTTAATGTTGATCTTACGACCCTTATAGACGGGCATTATTCCCAGGATTTTATCAATTAAACGACCTGAAAATTCGCCGTATTTAGCGTACATGAAGGTTTTACCCTCCGAAATTGGAGTGCGTAATACTTCTAAAAGTATTTTAAATCGCTTAGCGACGACTGGGTCAAATATAACGATATCATCACCATTGACAATAAAGTTACTTTCGTTACCGCCTACTGATCTGCACAACATAATCATAGTGATATCTAGCTGTGGTTTGGATGTGCCCCGTCCCATACCTTGACCACGTCCATACTTTATGAACAGGCCTTCAAAAGGAGTGCGGTATGTGCCTTCGAGGCATAAGTCTCGATCCAGCATATAAGCCGAATAAAACATTGAACTTGCTGCATTTCCATTTAATGTGAGATGCTCCAAAACAAATTCATCCATCAGTTTGAAAAAGACGGCTACAGGTAAATTATCGGTTGAATCTTTTAAATCTATTGAGGATACCTTTCTTCCCTTTCTTAACTCACTCAAGACTCTTTCCGCCCCTTCCCTCTGTCTGAAAGTGTAACACTCAGGCACGACTTTCAACCATTGTTTGTAAGCGGACTCGGCTGGCGAAATGGCTACTTGGTAGCCTTTAATTAAATTCGCAACCATTCGCTGTTTCAAACTACCATCTGACTGTATAGCATCAATTGACCCAATTATGGGTTGACTGCTGCCTTGCCCTTCGTATTTTTGACTGTTTGTCAATAACTCATTTTGTGCG